TCGCAATGCTCGATTAGATTTAGAGGCACCAAGAATAGGGACCACGGCAAACGTTCTTAGGAATAAGCTTAACCCTGATCAAGAATTTCATAAGTTAAGTCTGCTAGAGACGGTTAACTTATCGGCGAACACCGGTGATATGTCGTTATTCCACGCCGCCCTTAGCATGCTTGGCTACGACTGCCACAAAGTTAATGACGGCCCATCTGCAGAGCAGCTCATTTCACAGGTCCTTCACTCAGCAAGCGCTTCAGGCAAAGTTACTGCTTTATTCGATCAGGCAAATGAAGATCAGCACATTGACGAAGATGAGCGCAACTCACTTATAAAAGCTACCGAAGAAGCCATCCAAAAACTTCAGTCACTTCGCTCATCCCTATTTAAGAAGGAATTAGCATGACTAACTCACGCCTCAACTTATCCATCAACGCTGACAAAGTAAGCCAGCTACTGGCCGTGGTTTCTGCAGCTGCCGCTAAATCACCGTTTACCGAACAGTTTTTTCAGCGCTACCAATTTCTTATTGCAACTGGTGACTTATTGGTTAATGCAACTGGTGACTTATTGGTTAATGCCACTGGTGGAAATTCTAGCCACCGTGCGGCCGTCACCGGTGAAATCGGGGTTTGTCTTCAACCAACTGATGCGCTCCTTAGTCTTTGCACCGCATTTCTGGCAGGGGATGGGGATTTCCGTATTTTCGATCATGAATATTCCTTTTCTCAATCAGTTGAAACCTCTGTGGAGAAGTTTGATAGGTATGACTCAGTTATTAACGAGAGTAATGCCCGGCGAGTCCATACGATTATCTTCAAAGATCCTGAACCTTCGTAAGTGAAGATTTAGAATTTAACAACGTAGCACAGGTACAAAAAATGAGCAAAGTAATCACGTTCCCAAACCGCAAAACTGCACCTAAGCCCAGTAATGAACCATTGCCGAGGGCAGCATAATGCGCTCGTCATTTTATTGGTGGTGCAAGCGCACCGTTCGCGGTTTCAAGCACGAGTTTAAAACCGACTGGCAATTTCGTATCGCAGTTATTGCGTTACCGCTGGTGGTTGGCGGCATGACGTACTTGGCTAACAACAGCTATTTAATTGAGAAGTTTCTTTAACCCGTAGGCTTTGGCTACGCAGTTTGTAGCCGTTTTTTAATTGAAGCAGGAACAACACATGACTAACACCAAAGATGCAACAACTAGAACCTTATCGGATACCGCACCATCCAACGCCGAGGATGTTGAAATTGAATTTTTGCAACATCTGGCGCGAACTATCGCCCGCGCCGAAAAATTGAACAACGATGTTGAGGAGTTGTGGAGAAAAACGTCATCTGAGTTCAAAGAGTTTAAAGCGACGCTTTTGGAAATTCATGAAAAAACTTCACGATTGGCCTTGCTCGCTAAGCCATCCGAGTTCGGTAAGTAAAATGTTGCGTTTGGATGTAAGTGCATCGGCATGCTGATGGTTGGCACGACTTGATGCCACACACTCAACATGAATATTTTGATCACTGTTTTTACCTATGGAATAGCTAACGTCCCTAACAAGAAAAATTGATAAATCATCTGGCGTGTATGACATCAATTCACCTAGATACATTGTTTCACCAATGCGAGGAATGACACTTGATTCAACAGTTATTTTTTCCAATAAGGTGGAGCCGTTTTTAGCATAAATTTCTAAGTGGTACATGGTTAATCCTTTAATAGTTTAGTTAGTTTTGCAATGCGCCTGAACGCGCTGTTTAAAAATAGAACAAATTAGCCTTTTTGGAAAGTAGTAGCGTTTGATGCAGCGCTTTAAACGTCCTGATTGTACCGTTCGAGCCCATATCTCACACGGCAAGGACAATCAGATAAACGATGTATTAAGCCATATGAGGAATGATGCACCTCGGACATGGGCCAGTGACCTGATACTGGTGGCGGTAAAAGGGTGACACTTGGAGAGACAAGCTGACAAGCCCCTTCATTGGGGCTAAGTCGGTGAAAGAGCATGAACTTTTTCATTAACACAACAAAAGGGAACTGAAATGCGAAAAACAATTTTAGTTATTGGTGCGGTCATTGGCTTGGCTACTGCGATTACTTCATCTGTTCAGGCTGAAATGCCAGAACACGAAGTAATGGTGGTTACTGAGGCTAAATCAGTGATGACGCCTGACATTCCTATTAACGCGCCCGACATTGAGCGCGTGGCTTACGCGGTGGGTTATCAGCCCTCTATGTATGCTTCTCACGTTGAATTGACGCTATTAACTAGCGAGTCTACGAAGCTTGCTTACGTGAGTTATAAAAATTTACAGGCGCCAGGTGATTACCGCCTAACACATGAAGTGGGTTGGCGCTTCTAACCTACAGACAATGTTTAGAGTCATTAAAGCTGAAAACCCTGCCTAGTCGCAGGGTTTTTGGGTGAGAAGTTTCGTTGTTTAGTAGCGGCTGTTTAAGTTTAAAAACATCTGCAAACGATGACATTTATCTGGCGGCAGTAGCTTAACTGCTAAACACCGTCCAAGGGGTGTGTCTCCCTTGTCACCGAAAAGACCGTGGTTGCCCTCACCACGATTAAGGAACGAGGGCGTTTTGAGTGTGGTTTTGTGGGAAGTGTGCAGAGCCACATATCAAAGTGTTTGTAACTCATACCATCGAGAAGAGTAGGGCTTTGTAATTCCGCTAGTTACGCTTGTCACTACTAGCGGTAGCCCCTACAAGCTAGGTTCGCTGACCGAATTTCAAGCGCTCCGTTGCAAAAAGGTCAGGTTGGTACTGGCATGACGCAACGCCGGAAGAGGGTAACCGGCACGTTTTGAGAAGGCTTGTTGATTTTTCGTAGTCGCTATTTTGCATTCATAGAGTGCATCAGGGAAACAACAAGCTTTCATAAAAGCGTTATGCGGATTGGGCATTTACCTGGTCGGCGCTTTCCCGAGTCTCTGAAAAATGAGAGCCAGTTTTACCGACTGTGGTTAGGGTCAATAAATAAATAGGTATCGGTAAGGCAGTTAACTGGCAAGCGGAGGTTAACACCGATTATTGGCGGCTATATGCGACGCGTGAGACTGAGCTTGCAGCCAAGGCTGACCCACTTGGACCAAACGGGTTACTCAAAACACTCACAAATCAAAATGTGAATAACAGTAGGAGGTAGGAAGGAATGAAAAAACCACTCAAAGCAACACATTTTCACAATGGTTCATTCTACAAGGTAGGTGTTCATGGTCTTGTGTTTCGCTGGAATGGTGATCAGTGGATTAAATCTAGTATGCATCCAAGTGAGCTACAAGGTTCAATCTGATTTCTATTAATAAAAAACCCCGCATGCCGTGGAAAGCAAAACGCGGGGTTTGAACCATAAAGTTCGAGGTAATTATGAGTGAATTAACCAAATTTAACAACCCCAATTACACCATTGCCGCACAGGGTGGCCAAGTGTTCTTGCGAACCAATCAACTGGGTAAGGTATTGCGCCTTACAGCTGCTGATTGTGAGCGCCTTATAGCTGAGCTGGATGCAACCATAAACATCTTGGCAGCGGAGGCGAAAGCTAATGGGTAACCAAGCCAATGTCTATCAATTACATGAGGGGCAGCGAGTAATGCCCAGCAAGAACGGTTATGTAAATCTTTGGAGGGATATTAACGATCAACCATGGTCATCTGATGAGTTGGCTTACAGTGTTTTTATAAAGCTACTGTCAACTGTTCAGCATAAACCAAGAGATATCGTTTACAAAGGTCAGCCAGTACACCTTGAATCAGGTGAGTGGGCAATTGATTATCCTCAAATAGTAGGAATGTTTAAAGGTATTAAAGATAAAGAACATGCCCGTCGAATTATCAAAAAGTTTAAATCTTTGTCTCAGGTTTACACAAAACCACTAAAAAATGGTTCTGTCCATATTGGTTTTGTTATAGGTTTTAATGGGTGGGAAAAGTGGCAAAATTGCACCACACCCCAAACCACACCCCAAACCACACCAAACAGTACGGATTTAAAGGTTTTGAGGGGTGGTAAAACCACACCCCAAACCACACCCCAAACCACACATAAAAACAATAATGATCTTAACAATAATAAAGAATATGCAGGGTCTGCGACCCCGCCTGTGCACTCTGAACTTCGTAAAAACGCATTCAACTACTTCTGGAAGAAATGGGCAGAATGCAAAGACCTTGTAGGCCTTAAAAACAAGGCGCCCAAGGAGAAGACTTACACCAACAACTTTGCAAAGCTTTTCACTGACAGCTACATCAACCGCGTAGGCGTTGAAGCATTCAAAGCCGAAGTGAACCAGATGTGCGCCTTTGCACTAGAAGCGCACCAAGACATTGCCAGCAAGCAAGGCACTAACCAAACATCTGATTATTTCAATCACGAAAAAATGTGGCCTGCTAAATTCCTTTCTAACAAGCAGTGGAGGGAACAAGTGTGAGTAATTCTGAAACACTTCGAATCCCGCCGCATAGCCCTACGGCAGAACAAGGGGTATTAGGCGCAATCCTTGGAAACAACGAGTTGTTCGACGCGGTAGCGCCAATTCTTAACGATGGCGATTTCTACAGCCGCGCGCATGGCTTAATTTATCGCGCCATTACTGAAATGATTGGATCAGGAAGGGCGGTTGATGTAATCACGTTGCCAGATTTCTTGTTACACAAGCAGTGGATTGATGATGTGGGAGGTGATACCTACATTTACGAACTGGTGCGTAATGTCCCCTCAACAGCGAACTTGATGACTTACGCCAATACAGTTCGAAACCGTTCACTACAGCGCCAGGCAATTGCAGCTACACTCGATATTCAAGAGCAGTGCTATAACTCAGACGGTTCTGATGTAATTGAGATTCTTGGTAATGCAGAAAAGCGTTTGGGTGATGTATCCGAAAAGCTTTGTACCAATGATACTGATTATTCAATTGAGGCCGCGATCGGTTCAGCCATTAACGAGTTAGAGGCTCGTATAAACTCAGGCAGTGAAATAGCTGGAATATCTACAGGCCTTAAAGACCTAGACAAAAAGATAAACGGTTTAGAACCCGCCGACATGATTGTTTTAGCGGCAAGGCCATCGATGGGTAAAACTACACTGGCAATGAACATGGTAGCCAGTGAAGCAGTAAGCGGTGGTAAACCAATTGTTTTTAGTATGGAAATGCCCCGTCAGCAACTTATCTACAAGCTTTTGGCGTCACTAGGCCAAGTTCCTATTTCCTCAATACAGCGCCCGAGCGATCAAGATGCCGGCATGACAGATGAACACTGGTCGCGAGTTTCTAACGTAATGGCCCAGCTGAAGGAAACGCACCTATCAGTAATTGACGATGCTTACATGACTATACCGCGCATGCGCTTAGAGTTGCGCCGGTACCAAAAAAAGCACGGCAAACCCACGTTGATAATGGCTGATTACCTTCAATTAATTCGCGGCCATAGCAAAACAGACAACCGAGTGAACGAAATCAGTGAAATTAGCCGCGGCATTAAAGCGTTGGCTAAAGAGTTCGATTGCCCGTTCCTTGTGTTGAGCCAGCTTTCTCGCTCACTTGAAACCCGCAATAACAAGCGCCCAATTAACTCAGACCTACGCGAGTCTGGGCAAATTGAGCAAGACGCAGACAAGATAATTTTTATCTATCGCGATGAGGTTTACAACGAAAACAGCGAAGACAAAGGCCTTGCCGAAATCATCATAGGCAAATGCCGCATGGGTGAAATTGGGATGGTAGGTTCTGTTTTCCGTGGTGAGTACAGTGAGTTCAAGCCACTCGCTAACCGCCAGATTGTGGGTGATGTGCCCAAAGCTAAAAAGTTTTCAGATAAGTTCGAGGGGTAAGGGATTATGTCAAACGATTTATGGGCTACACCACCAGAGGTGTTTGAAGCGTTAGATAAAGAGTTTTGCTTTGGGTTCGATGTATGCGCCGAGTATGAAACAGCGAAGTGTTCAGACTATTGGACCATCGAAGATGATGCGCTTTCCAAAGACTGGGCAGAAGATGCAAAGAGCCGCATACCTGGTGCCGGCTTAATTGAAATGGGCGCTTTATGGTGTAACCCGCCATACAGCAACATTACGCCATGGGTTAGAAAGGCTATTGAAGCACAGCAAAATGGGCGAATGACAGTAATGCTTGTTATGTGCGACCCATCAGTTAAATGGTTCAGCATTGCTCAACAATATGCCAGTGAAACCCGCTTCATCACCGATGGCCGCTTAGCGTTCCTAAAGAACGGCGTACCGCAAAAGGGCAATAACAAAGGCTCAGTGATATTCGTATTTGACCCACACCGCATAAGCGCGGGGCATGTGTCATTTGTTACGCGTGAAGCGCTAATGGAAAAAGGGAAAGTTAACAAGTTAGAGGTGGCAGCATGAATTGGCAAAGTTGCACAGTTGCGAACCATCAACAGTTTTATTCTGTATATCAAGCTGTTGATGGCTGGTTTAGCGATGGCAAGATGGTTGACGTGAAGGTGCGTGAAAGCGCCCCTTCACGCCTCGATGCTATGAAAGCATTGCAACACCACTGGTACAACGAACTAAGCGCCCAGACAGGTAAAAGCGCAAAGTATATGAACGCTTATTGCAAGTTGGTGTTTGGCGTTCCTATTGCTCGTGAATCAGACATTGAGTTTCGTGAAATTTATGATTTTGCAATAAAGCCACTTAGTCAACCTGTAAAGCTTCGGCTACTGGCCCCGCCAACATCATTAACGATAACCAGCAACTTCAACACGCAGCAAATGCACCGTTATTTGAACGCTATCAAAGGTTGGGCAGACCGCAAGCGTTACAAGCTAACCACTAATCACGATCTTTATTTAAAGGCTATGGGGGCTTGATGAATAACCCTTACTGCAAGCATGGAACTCACCACGCAATTCGCTGCTTTTCCTGCGAGATAGAGAGAAGGCAAGAGAAAAAAGCTTTGATGTCGTCCATCGAAGAGGCTGAGACAATAGAAGAGGCTGATGCGCGCAAAGCGGCATTGAGGAAAATAAAAGAAGCAGCTAAGAGGTTGGATTGGTGAAGTCTATTGCTACCCAGATTAACGACACATCAATTAAGGCTCACGCTAAAGATAGTGAGATAGGGGAGCTGCGCGATATCAGAAGTCCTGTCTCACTTAAATTCCACAAGAGCAGAGAAAAGGCCACGTGGTGTTATCTTCACTATGTTGGCGGTGTTACTAAGCGAACCCGTATTGGTTATTGGCCCACGCTAAAAACAAAAGAAGCAGTAGCGCTTATCCCTACAGTTATTGAAAGCATTCATAAAGGTAAGGAAATACAGAGTACCAGCTTCAAAACCGTTGGTGATTTGCTTAACTGGTATGCTGCCAGAACAGAGAAAGAGGCGTTAAAGAGTAAAAGCCGCCGCAAGAGTGTGTTAAGCGCAATAAACAGGCATCTATTCCCAATGTTAGAGAACGTAAGCATTACTGCAGTTCGCAAAGTGGTTATCGATGAACAGTTAATTCTGCCACTTCAAAATCAGAGCCTGAAACCATCAACCATTCGTCAGCACTTCGCCGTTCTCAAGCGAGCGTTCGCCAGCGCAAAAGAATTAGAACTTATATCGGTTAACCCAATGGCGGGTATGAAGTTTCGTGATCACGTTCAGCGAAGAATAGAGCCAAAGCAAGGTAAGCTGCTAGTTGAGGACGCAAAGGGCGTAGTAGAGCAGTTATCGGTGCTACCAGAGAGCACCAAGGCAATGCTGTTATTCATGTTGATGTTTGCTACTCGCATTGGTGAGACGCGCCAACTTAAATGGCGGTATATCGATTTGCACAGCGGTGTAATAACCCTGCCTGAGTTGGTAACTAAAACGGGAGCAGTTCACACGCTACCAATCACCAAACATGCTCACCAACTACTGTCAGATTATAAGCAGCGCTGCAAGGGTGAATACCTGTTCGGTGGCAAATCACCAATAAGCCCCAGTACAGCAGACCAATTAGTAAGAACCGCATCAAAGCGTAAGTGGTCAGCCCATGACTTAAGAAAGTTGGCTCGCAGTGTATGGGCAACCATTGGTATCGATTACTGGGTAGCAGAACGCTTGCTTAACCATAAGCAAAAAGGCTTGGATTTGGTTTACATCAAAGCCGACTCGATAACGGTGAAACGTGAAGCATTAACCCAGTATCACGAATGGCTTTTTAATGGTGAATTTACATGTTGCCAAGGTGTTTTGGAAAATTCGCAGAATCACGAATTAACCAATAATTACAATAATGTAGCGTGAATTTAGGGTGTTCCAATATGGAATACATAAAACAGCAAATAGAGGTGTTTAATGGATAAGTATGGCTTTGGTGGTTACGTAAGAAATCTGGTTAAAAGGGCACGTGATGATATGCGCCAAACGGGGCGTACAACATCGATGCTGGATAGGGTTAAACCCACTGACTTAGTGGTTTTTGTGCGTCATGAGGATGCTGCTTTTTTTAAGCGAAAGGCGGCCTCAGCAGGTAAGGAGTTCAATTTTATTGTTTGCCCCCCTAAAGAACTTCATCTGCTTTCTGATTACGCGCGTGGCCGCACGGTAGTTTTGGATCACCGATGGGTTGAAGAATACTTTGAGTTAGTGGTTGAACAGGCTATGCAATCAATAAGCGATATCGAAAAGATAAGGCAGCCAGAACCCCAGAATTTTACACCAGAAATAGCAAGGGGGGCTTACCGTGAACGTGATTAGTATAAAGCCGCTTTCAGTTAATAAGGCATGGAAAGGGAGGCGTTTTAAAACTGATGCTTATAAAGGTTACGAACTGTCGGTAAAACAGTTGCTACCTAGCGCGCTCAATATTCCAGGTGGCCCACTGCAAATTTACTTGAAGTTTGGCTTTAGCAGTGCCGCCTCGGATTTCGATAACCCGGTAAAGCCATTTATTGATGTTCTGCAAAAAAAGTACGGCTTTAACGATAAGCGAATACGCCGTGCCATTATTGACGTTGATGATACGTGCAAAAAAGGCAAAGAGTACATCGAATTTGAATTAACGGCGTTGGGGGCTTAAATGACTACCGCGATGATCATCTTCATATCTCAGTTTGCCGTTGTCTATCTTCTGGGTATCCAAAGTTTAATGGTTCGCGATGCGAATTGTGTGGGCGCTGCAGCTGGTGCAATCTTCATTGCTATTAGCCAGTTTTGCGTATTTTCTATTATCGGAAGTTTTGCAGCCAGTGACCTATTAACACTGAATGGGTTGGCATTTCTGTGCGCGGGGCCAGTCGCCATAGTTGCATCAATTAAAACTCACCCGTACATGGTAAAACACGTTTTCAAGGGGCGTAAACAATGATCATAGGTTTAACAGGTAAAGCGAGAAGCGGTAAAGATACGGTTGCTGAGCATTTGGCAATAGCTCATGGGTTTCATCACTACTGGTTTAGTAAACCGATGAAAGAAGCGTGTCGCAGTATGTTCGGCTGGAATGATGCACATTTATATGGTGACTTGAAAGAAGTGGTAGACCCACGGTTTGGTGTTTCACCCCGCGTAGCACTGCAAACGCTAGGAACGGAGTGGGGGCGTAACACTATCAATTCAGATTTATGGATATTGCGAGCCCAAAAAGAAATGGAGCAGCATGATTGTATTGTGATAAGCGATTGCCGTTTTGACAATGAGGTCGAGGCAGTTTTGGACGCTGGAGGCATTGTTATTGAAGTGTCGCGCAATGGTATTAATGAGGTGGCCGCGCATTCATCAGAAAGCGGTATTAGTGCCAACCTTATAACTTTCCGAATTGATAACAACGGCACATTACAAGGACTGTATAAATCGGTAGATGAATTACTTATTCAAGCGTTAGCAGCGTAAGGGGGTAACTTATATGTCAAATCCAATAAGAGAATTAGCAAGAATGACAACAAAATCAAAGCAAATTGACGGTATGCCGTTTGGTGGTATTGCTCCCGATGCAAATGTGGTTGCTGGGGCGCTAGCAATGAGAAACCCAGTAACGGGATTAAAGTTGGAACGCCCGGCTTATTACCTCGCCAGATTGCTTTACGCTGATGATAAAAGTTCTCGTGTACATGTTAAAGCTGGCGTAAGTGCGATAATGATTAAATCCAGCATTGATATTGCCGATATTTCTTTAGCCAAGTTGATCAATTGCGCCATCAGTGAAATCCAATCTCCAATACTGCGCTTAAATAGGAAAACAGGCCAGCAAGAAATAAAACCTGTAAGCAAGCGCGAGATATGCCGCCGATTGGATATTAACGGCGCTAAATTGCCTACTAAAATAGAAGAGGCCTATAACGCCATTCTGAAACAATTGTTCACTTGGAACGAAATGGCATTAAGGCATGTTTATTATTCAATGAGAGAGGATGAAGCGGCATAACAAAAAAAACTGTATTTATATACAATATTATTGTTGACATGTTTCCGCGTTTTGCATAGGATATTTCCCATCCTAGCGATATTTCACTTGAAGCCCTGACCTAACCAGTCGGGGCTTTTTTTATGGCTGATATTTATGTTCCCCTACGGCAAAACTTCACAAGCGCGTCTTGATACGTGCCATGTTGACATTCAAACGATATTCAACGAAGTGAAGAAGGTTATTAATGCGTCTATCTTTTGCGGTCACCGTGGTAAAGAAGACCAGAACCAAGCCTTTGCTAATGGACTCAGTCAATTAAAGTGGCCTCACTCCAAGCACAACACACTCCCATCTATGGCAATTGATGCTGGGCTTTACTTTGTAGAATTAGGCAACACAGACTGGAAGGACGAACTGGCATTTGCTGTATTCGCTGGCCATGTCATGTGTATTGCTCGCCAGTTGTACGCCGAAAAGAAAATAACTCACTTATTACGCTGGGGTGGTGACTGGGATATGGACGGTAGAAGCCGTGATGAACGTTTCCGCGACTTGCCACACTTTGAATTGTATAAGCCATAGGTATTTATATGAAATTAGAATTTAAACCTATGGAAGAGCAGCCAAAGTTGCAGGGTAATGATTACTCTCCAGAGTGCTTGTTATACAGTTCTTGTGATGGTTATCACTTGGTTTACGCTTTCTTTTGCCCTGTAACTGGGGAGTTTCAGCATTTTGCAAACTTCACTGAAAGTAAAATCGAGAATTCTGACAACTACAAGGCATGGGCATTGTTAATTGGCGAACCAGAGGTAGCAAAGTGAATTGGTCAGACGTAGGCGGGTTTCTAAAAGAAAACAAAACAGGCGTAGCCAGTCTCGTTGGTTCGCTATTAACGGGCAATGTTGTGGGCGCGGTCAGTGCTGGGGCTTCAATGGTTGCCCAGGCAACGGGAACGACAGACCCCGACCAAGCGTTAGCGGAGTTAAAGAAAAACCATGACGCAATGCTTAGGCTTGAAGAAATCGCCGCCGCACGCGAAGCGGAAGTGAATCGGCACCTTGAATCAGTCATGGCGCTAGAGCTTCAGGATAAACAGCGTAGCCATTCAGAGACACAGCAGACTATTCGCAATGGCGATAATGCAGAAGGCGCGGTTAAGTACGTAAGACCTCTTCACGCTACAGCCTCTTTATTTGCTGGTATAGCTTACGTATTTGTCACTGACTCACCAGAGCTAGCGATAATAGGCGCATTCCTTACGCTACCCACGACTTACGCAGGCTTGCGAGAAATCGGAAAGCGCAACGTATTGGCATTCAATAAGAAAAGTTGAACTTTTGTCTAATACCCAATGGAACAATATTTGAATAACTATGTTGTTGAAACCACAAACAGGGCAGCAGCATGAACACTCACTACCAACACGAATACAATCAATCAATGTCCGATAAATCATCTATAGCTACATACATTGGGGGCGGTATCTCAGCATTTTGGGGATTTCTCGCCTCACAGGAGTTCGGCATAGTATTTGGCGTACTGGTGAGTGCCGTAGGATTATCCATGAATTATTATTTCAAACGGCGTGAAGACAAACGCCAGCAGGCAGAGGAACGCAGGAAGCGAGAGCTTCACGATGTAACTTTGAGGGCAATGGTTAACAACGAGGATTAATCCTAATGGCCTGCTCAGCCATCAGCCCCAAAGATGGGCTAAGGCCATTAGTAGTTTTGGTGAAGCAATGGCCGATGATATAGAGAAGTTTTTCAATAAAGCGTTTAAGAAGATTGAGAAACAAGTGGAGTTCGCTTCCGTTCTTGCTGCCAATGCAATAGCCGCTGATGTAAAGGTGGGTGTAGAGCGCCAGCTTAAAGCTGATATCGATAAGCCCACGCCATTTACTCAAAAGGCTTTCAAAATAACGAGAGCCAATAAGCGCACCAAAACAGCCGCAGTTTCTATTAAGCCAGTACAGGCGTCATATCTGAAATATCAGATAGAGGGCGGCACTAGACGCGCTAAGTCATTGGTAATACCGCGTAAGAAAGCGGCCAACAAGTACGGCAATTTACCCCGTGGCAAATTAAAAAGACTACAAGATCAGGGTAAGACATTTGTTGCTGATGGCTTAGTGCTTCAGCAAATGAAGACAAAGAACAAGCCCTTGGCATACCTAAGTAAGAAGCCAGCGAAATACAAGAAGCGCTTTGAATTCTTTGAGCGCGGTCAGTCAACCGCTAAGAAAGTAGCCTCAATGCACGTGAAAGCCTCGATTAAAAAGGCTTTGGCAACCGCAAGGTGATGATTCGCATGAAAATATCATTATTTGCACACCTTTGGTGCAAAAAAGGTACTTCCCAGGGGGGTGCCCTACCGAGGGTAATTTGCATCTCGCTTTCGCGCTATTTATGACTCATTTTCGCTCAAGGTTGTTTAGTTATCGCCTAAATCGTCACTGAAAAAGCACAAACCATGGACTCGCATTTACTCAACAAGAAAAACATGGCTGAGTCATTAGGCATTTCTACGCAAGCCTTTGACAAATGGGGCGTTAAGCCACACAAGAAAGTTGGACGCCAAACGTTTTTTAGGGTTCAGGATGTGGTTGAAAACCGCATTGAAAACGAACTTAAGAAAAATAACAACCGAGTTAACCCTGCAGGCGAGAAGATCGATCTCGAACTTGAGCGCGCAATGCTCACCCAGCAGCAGCGGATCACTCAGCAAATCAAGAATGAAATTTTGGAAGGTCGCGCAATTCCCGTAGAAGCTGCGCGAGATGTTTTGGCAAGAATTTTATCCCAAGTCGGTGCAACCCTGGATTCATTAGCCCCTAACATCAAAAGACGCCACCCTGAAATAGAGCAGAGGATTATCGACTTTATCAAGTCTGAAACAATCAAGCATCAGAACGAGGCGTCGAATCTTGATGATTACTTGGACGACATAATAGATGACGTTATCACTCAGGCAGAGGCGAAAGTTTAAGAAAGCGCTGCAAGAGGGTGCGAGAGTTCTTTACCGTTCGCCACCACTTACTGGTGTTGAATGGGCGGATAAATATTTTTATATGTCTCCTGAGTCCTCTTATATTGAGGGGCCATGGAAGACAGTGCCGAGTCAGATAGCCATTCTGAACTCAATGTGCAACGACGATATTAAAGAGGTTAACTGGTTAAAGTCGGCGCGGGTTGGTTATACCAAACTGATTTGTGCGGCCATTGGTTACTTCATTGAGCACAAAAAAAGAAACATAGGTGTTTGGCAGCCAGACGATGGTGCCCGTGATGGCTTTAGTAAAAAGCACATCGATCCTATGCTTCGCGATGTTGGGCCGCTGCGCGCAATATTTCCTTACCTAAATAAAAAGAGTAAACAAAACACCATAGAGAATAAGGCGTTTACTAACCGCCGTGAATTGTTCTTGATGGGTGGTAAGGCTGCAAAAAACTATCGTGAAAAATCCCTAGATTTATCGATATATGATGAACTTTCAAAATTTGATAGAGATATTGAAGGCGAAGGTTCTGCCACTTTCCTTGGCGATAAGCGTTTGGAAGGTTCAGCGTTCGGCAAATCAATACGGGGCTCTACGCCCACGATAAAAGGCGAGTGCCAAATTACAGAGGCCGCCGAGGAATCAGAGCAGTATTTCAAGCGTTACATACCTTGCCCACATTGCGATACACACCAAACGTTAATCTTTGGTGGCAAAGACAGCAAATACGGTTTGGAATGGGATAGTGAACTTGAAGGTTCGGAAAGGGCCAGAAGCGCGAAGTATCGTTGCATTGCCTGCAGTGAAACATTTTCATATTCGGATTTTATAGAAGCTGATCACAAAGGTTATTGGCTGAGCAACGAAGGTTTAGCAACCTACGATAGCATTACGTTCTATCATGCTGAAGGTTTCCCAGAAACAAAGAGCATTGCACCCACACCAGAATCAGTTACCTGGTATATAAATTCGCTTTACTCAAACTTTTCTCCTTGGTCGAGAATTGTTACCGAATGGTACAAGGCCCAAGGTAGCCAGATGAAGCTTAAGTCCTTCATCAATACAACACTTGGCGAGGCATTTGAAGAAGTAGAGCGCTCTAAAACTGAGCCTGAACACCTTTTTGCTAGGCGTGAAGATTATCGCGCTGAAGTTCCTGATGATGTTGTTTTCATTACCGTTGGTGGTGATATGCAAGACCATTGGGCTGAATTCGTTGTTAAGGGTTGGACTGCCGGCGAAGAAAGTTATGTTATTGATGCTTTCGAGGTTCACGGGGATCCATCGGTGCCGCTTTTCTGGGACCAACTAGAAAAGCCACTCCGTAAACAATACAAAAAAGCTAACGGCCAAGTGATGAACTGGGCAATCGGTTGCTTTGACTCAGGCGGGCACTATACCGATGAGGTTTACAAATTCACCAAGCGCTTTGGTGTTATGCGGTTATTCCCATGTAAGGGTGCAAGCCAATATGGGAAACCAATAGCGACCAAGCCCAAGAAGAAAAACACTCACGGTGTTTACTTGGTTATGGTGGGAACCGATAACGCAAAAGATATTATCTCTGAGCGTTTAAGTATCGTTCCCGACGAACCGGGCAAGCGTAAGCCAGGTTGTATACATTTTCCAATGAAAGAATGGTGCTCCCTTTCTTTTTTCCAGCAGCTGCTAGCTGAATATAAAAAACCAATATTTATTAAAGGTCAGAAGAGCTATCAGTGGTATTGCCCCGATGGTGTAAGGAACGAAAAGCTAGATTGTGAGGTTTATAACTTGTCCGCATTACGTGTTGCGCAACAATATTTTGCACTAGATCTCGATTCGCTTTGTGAGTCGCATATACCTCAAATTGACAACGCTCAGCCCAGTGAACAAGACTCCACAGAAATGGCGGATATAGGAAGGTTATTTAATGGCGACAATTGATTTTGCTACGCAGCTTGAAGAAGCAAGAAGTGCCCGCCATAAGCTGTTAACCGGAACAGCAGTTGTGAAAGTTAACAAAGGTGGTATATCAGGAGTCTCGGTTGAATACACTAAAGCAAATTTATATGAGCTAAATGCTTACATTAACGAGTTGGAAACGAAGGTTAATGGGAAAGGCATGCGCCGTTCACCCGCAGGGTTTTCATTCTAATGAAAGATATTCAAATTTTAGATCATCGTGGTCAGCCTATGAGCGCATCTTATAAAGGTGCTACTCACGGCTTTGGTGGTCAGCTAAACGACTGGAACCCAACCCTTCAATCCGCTGATGCCGCTTTATTGCCAAACCTTCAAATGGGGAATGCGCGAGCGGATGATCTTGTTAAAAACCACGGTTTTGCAAATGGCGCTGTGCAAATGCACGTTGATAACGTGGTGGGCTCGCTATTTCGATTAAGCTATAAACCGCAATGGCGAACACTTGGCATTAAAGAAGCAGATGCCCGTGCCTTGGCTGTAGACGTTGAGGCAGCATTTAAAGAGCATGCCGAAGATCCGGTTGGTTGCTATCTTGACGCTGAGAGAAAACGAACTTTCACCATGATGGTTCGTGAAGTTGTTGCAACTCACGTTAATCTAGGTGAAGCGATGGCTGCAGCTGAATGGATCCGCCGCCCGGGGTCGTTATTTAGAACCGCTATTAAAATGGTATCGCCTAAGCGAGTATCTAACCCAAATGGCATTACTGATAGCAGGTTTCTGCGGGGTGGTGTAGAGCAAGACAGGCATAGCAGTGCAGTTGCATATCACGTTTTAAACCCACGTTACGGAATGGGGGCCACTTTAAATTCATACGGCTATGGCGAATGGACTAGAGTGCCCAGAGAAACCCGATGGGGTAGACAGCAGTTTATTCATGTGTTTGAACCGCGTGAAGATGGGCAAACGCGAGGGGCTAATCAGTTCCTTTCAGTTATGGAGCAGCTTTTCATGATTGATAAGTTGCAACTTACTAAGCTTCAAAACGCCATTATTAATGCCATGTATGCCGCAGTAATTGAATCTGAACTAGATTCAGAAACTGCTCACCAAATGATACTTGGTGCCGGTGCAGGCGGAAACAACCAAGCAATGCAAGGCCTTACAAAAATGATGGCCTTTTCTGGCCAGTATCATCAAGGCGCAAACGTAAAAATGAACGGTGCTAAAATTCCGCATCTGTTCCCTGGCGAATCACTTAACTTAAAAACACCGGGTCACGCAGACAACGGTTTTGCAGATTTAGAGGCATCAATTCTTCGATATACCGCTGCAGGTATGGGCGTAAGTTATGAGCAACTAGCGCGTGACTACTCAAAAGTAAATTACTCAAGCGCTCGCGCATCGATGATGGAAAGTTGGCGCAATTTCATGGGTAGACGGAAGGTGATTGCGGCAGGGTTTGGATCCCGCGTATTTGCTCTGTGGTTCGAAGAAGCAGTAAGCCGAAATATTATTACCTTACCTCGAAAAGCTAAGTATAACTTCTATGAGCGCAAAGCAGCATGGTGTAACGCTGAGTGGATTGGTTCAGGTCGACTAGCAATAGATGGCTTGAAAGAAGTTAAAGAAGCGGTTCTACGAATTGAGTCTGGTCTTTCTACTTACGAAAAAGAGTTGGCAACAATGGGTGAGGATTACCAAGAGATATTTAGCCAGCAAATTCGAGAAACCGAAGAACGAAAAGCCGCGGGTTTACCCCCGCCAAGTTGGATTCAAGTAAACCAGTTCGCCAGCAATGAATCAGAAGGAGAGGCCGCGTAAGCGGTTTTTTTGTGCCTATGTTAGAACAACTCGCCAATCAGTTTTTGGCTATGAACGCTAAGTCAGCTAGAAACCTTGTTGGCTCTCTGTCTCGACTTCAAAAAGGTGGTTTCTCAATCACTGATGATCAAGGGGCTGTTGATGCTACTGAGAAGCCTCGCATAAGTACCGCGTCTTTAGGTTATGGCATGAGTGGTCGAAACTACGACTCAAAGCCGTTTCACTTCATTGATGGTATAGCCATCATTCCAGTGATGGGAACGCTAGTTCACAAGCTTAGTTATTCAAGCTCATGGGCTACAGGCTACAACGTTATTGTTGGCATGTTCGATGCCGCGAATTCTGATCCTGATGTTGAGGGCATATTGCTTGCCATTAATTCGCCAGGCGGCACTGTGGCCGGTTGCTTTGATGCCACAGACCACATTGCACAAAACAAAGGTGATAAACCTGTTTGGGCAATTTATGACGATATGGCTTGTAGTGGCGCCATGTGTATTGCCAGCGTTGCCGATAAGCGCTTAACAACACAAACCGCAATCAGCGGTTCGGTTGGCGTAGTTCAGATACATGCCAGCTACGAAGAAATGCTTTCTGAAGCTGGCTTGGCGGTAACGCTAATTTACTCCGGCTCCCACAAGGTAGACGGTAACCCTTATAAGAACCTGCCCGAATCTGTTTATGAAGATTTCAAAACTCAGTGCGATGACTTGCGCCAACAGTTCGCTGAAAAGGTGGCAACGAACATCGGGTTACCTATTGAAACCGTTCTTGAAACAGAGGCGCAAACATATACCGGGCAAGCAGCTGTTGATGCAGGCCTAGCTGACGAGTTGGTTAACTCGCACAACATCATTTCACATTTTAAACAACATCTGTCCTCACCGGACAGTTCAACACTACGGAGCGTCACAATGAGTGAAAAATCTACTTCGGTGGCAACTAAGTCGGTAACTGCCGGTGAAGAAGCCCAAGCTGCTACGCCAGCAACCGCTACTAATGAAAATACGGTAGACCATCAAGCACGTTGTAAAGCCATTATCACGGCTGAAGCTGCAGAGGGTCGAAAAGACTTAGCGCACCACTTGGCATTTGATACTGATATGTCAGTAGAGCAAGCGTTGGGTGTTTTAGCTAAAGCCCCTCAACAATCAGCAACCGCTGAACAGGGTAACGCGCTTGATGTTGCAATGGCTAACACTGAGCAACCAAACATCACGGCTGTTGCAGAAGACTCTGAACCTTCAGAGGCAGAACAGTTCGTTCAATCTTACAAAACTGCTACCGGAGCAAAGTAAATGACTACTGAATCTTACAACTATGATCATCCTGTCTCTGGCAGTGATGAAATTGCTACAACTCGCGTCACTATCGCGTCTGGTCAAGATCTGCCAGCAAATACCCCGCTTGGTCAAGTTACCTCGACAGGTAAGTTTGTCGAGTGTGACGCCGATGCTACTAACGGTAGCCAAACACCTGTTTACCTTACTGCCCAAGCCGTAGATGCGTCCGCCGGTGATACGCAAGCGCAGGTAATCAAGTCGGGAACGTTCGACCCTGAGCAATTGAACTGGCATGCAAGCTTTGATGCCACTAAAAAATTAACTGCTTTTGTAGGTACACCAATCAGCCTACAAAAACAATCAGCCGTTTTATAAGGAGCGCGCACAATGTTTACCCCTCTAGCAACTAGCACAATGCTTTCAATTGTTTCTACAATGGGCAAATTTGATCCGTTTTTTCTGCGCTTGTTCTTTGGCAGTGTTGTTACATCGCCAGATGAAAGCATTCACTTTGACAAAATCCATGACGATGTAGTTATGGCCCCGTTCGTATCACCAGTTATTGCTGGTAAGGTACACAAAGAGAAAGGCGGCGAACTTAAAAAGTTCACTCCCGCTTATGTTAAACCTAAGCACGTAGTTAAGCCCTCGAACAACTTGAAGCGCCGCCCTGGTGAATCTTATTTGGGTGAACTAACACCAGCTCAACGCAAGCAAGCAACGGTAGTTGATTTACTTGACCGCCAAGACAAAGCAATTACCGCTCGTGAGGAATGGATGGCAGCACAAGCCGTGCTTACTGGCTCTGTTACCGTTGAAGGTGAAGACTATGAAAAGCAAGTAGTTGACTTTGGCCGTAACCCCGAGAACAGCATCACTCTAATAGGTGCCGCAAATTGGGATGCTGTAGATCCTGATACCTATGACCCAACGGACGACATTACTACGTGGGCTGAAAATGCTACTGGTAACATTAACACTATCGTTATGGGTAAAACGGCTTGGGCTAAGTTCTACTCGTTCAAGTCTGTAAAAGACAACTTAGACACTCGCCGAGGCAGCTCTTCAGAAATGGAAACGGCAACTAAAGACCTTGGCATGGTAGTTAGCTTTAAAGGTTACTTTGGTGATGTGGCTATTTGGGTTTACACAGGCCAGTACATCGATGCTGAAACAGGTAACAAGGAATACTATATGCCTGCAGGTAAAATTCTGCTTGGCAACTCGTCTTATGATGGTGTTCGTTGCTACGGTGCTATCCAAGATGTTCGCGCTAACGATGAAGGTATTGTTTCTGCTTCTCGCTATCCGAAAAACTGGATGCAAGAAGATCCATCGGTTGAGTACATTATGACGCAATCAGCGCCACTTATGGTTACGCCTGATCCAAACGCGTTCGTTGATGTAACAGTCCTTTAATTCTTCAATTGGGCGGGTTTACCCCGCCTAAAGGATATTTATGGCTACTCAAACAGCAAAGCAAAAAGCGGCTACAGCTAAAGATGCTAATAGCACAGCCGCAAAAGTTACAACTGAAAGCAAGATGGAAGTTTCCCTTTCTAAAACTGTTCAGCTTGTACCAGGTGCAGAACCTCTTAAGCCCGGTTCACACTCACTTATTGAATCGGTAGCGAAAGGACTCATTGAAGAAGGTTTGGCCGTTAGCAAAGAAACAGCAAAAAGCGAAGACGAAGAGTAAACATGGACGAGATAGATCGCTTACTTAACGATGCCTGCAGCGATGTAATTGAGCATCTAGGAAATACTGTTTTCGTTGATGGTGTAAAACTAAAATGCACCATCGAGGATGAGCAGTTTGAAGATGAAAGCGGCTATCGACGTGAAGTTTTGCTCAGCTTCAATAAAAATGACGCACCCTTGCTTAAAAAGGGTGCGTCCGTTGTTTGCAGAGGCCAAAATTTTGTTATTGGTCGAATCCCGAGAGAAGACTTTGACGATCCTTTTTACACAGTGGAACTAAAGCGTGCATAAAGCCAGAGAGATAATTAACAGATTTCACGAGCAGTTACTTTTTTTAAAAGAATGGCATGTTGCTGATGTTGTGAAAACCGATATTGATACAGAACAAGACTTTCCACTTGTTACTGTATTAATGGGCCCAGACACACGCGAGGAACTAACAAAGGAAATGTACCAGCACGAACTAACGCTTTATACAGATATAAGCGTTCGCGTTGGTAAAGATAGCTTGTATGAGGCCATGCTGGATATACGAGAGCAAATCGAACTGAAGGTTTTGCAGATGCAGAAGCTTGATTTGGATTTCGTTTTTAGAATTACATTTCAAAACATGGGTGAACCGGAATACAACGGCGAAGGTGTTGATTACACCTGTAAAACCCGGTTGGAATTCGTGGTTGAATATTTCAGCCAGCACGATAACCCAAGCGCTTAACTAACACTCAACTTATTCTAAGCCCCGCTAATTAGCGGGGTTTTTTTATACCTAAAAGGGGAACGCTAATGGCTGGTGAATTAAACGGCACTCAGGTATTAATCAAACGCGGTACATCTACCATTGTGGGCCAGATGGAATGCACCTTAACTTTCAACGGCACACCCGTTGATATTAGCAATAAGTCACACCAAGACTGGGTGGTATTGCTGTCTGGTGAACTAGCAGGTAAGCAGTTACAAGTTGCAGGTACTTTAGTTTACAACAGCGATGCTTCTTATAAGCAAGTCCGCGCTGATGCGATAACCGGCACGCAGGCCGATTACTCTATTGTTTACGGTGATACGGGTGAAGCGTTCTCGTGCAAAATGGTGCCTAATGGTCTTTCTGATGCATTGCCTATGGGTGATAAAGTCACTACTTCGATTACGTTCCTTTCCAGTGGTGAAGTACAACATACGGCGGCATCAGCATAATGAGCAATGAAGCAAACGGTACCCGCTGCTTGCTTTACCGCTTCACTGGCACCGAAGACGCGGTAATAGTTGGTCAGTTGGAACTGACATCAACATTTAATGGTACACCCATCGAAATTACTAGTAAGTCACACAATGACTTTGTAACGCTGATGGATGCCAACTTGTCAACAAAAGGCCGCACAATTACCGCCAATATTGTTTACAGCAATGACGCCGAATACAAGTTGCTTCGTGCTAATAGCCTGGCGGGCAACATTGACGAGTACATGCTGGATTATGGTACTGGCTTAGTTGCAGATCAGATTCGCTTTAATGGTATTCCTAATGCGCCATCTGATACAGCCCCCGTTGGTGACAAGGTAACAAGCTCTATCTCTATTCTATCAGTGGGCGAGGATATCTGATGGAACTTAGGCTTTGCTATAAAACATACCCGTTTAAGATGAACTTGGCCGCCATGCGCCAGTTTAAAACCAAAACGAATAAAGATCTTTGGTTTACGCTGGTTTCATTCCTTGAAACCTACATCGCAAATCAATCAAAGCCCACTATTACACTGATGCGCGCCCTTTATCAGTGCGTTGACTTTGAAACCGCTTCAGAAGCGTTTCATGCGTTAGTGAAACAAGGTGATAGTTCTATTGAATTAGAACAAATCCAAGACGCCATGTTCAGAGTGGGCTGGCGCCCAGTTGAAGATGAAGACAGCGACTTCATTCAGCCATGGCCGCTTATTTTGTTCGATGTAGCAAATAAGATAGATCAAGAGTTTCGCGCCACTGTCAGCGACATAAAAAAAAAGGAACAAACTGGATAGCGCTTCCAAAGTCTAGTTCGGTTCAACCTTTTACTGTCGATTATTGGGCTTTCTATAAAGAGCTCGTTACCAAGCTTAAGATTTCCCCAACAGAGGCTTGGTTGCTCGACTATCCAGAATTACACCATCTTCTCAACCTTGGCGAAACCGCTAACTCAGGTGATGTTTCAATGATGATTAACGCAGAACGGCGGGCTAATGGCGCCCGTGATGATAGGTATTTAATTAAATGAGTACAGAAAAGTTCTTATTTGAAATTGCTGCAGATACCAAAGCGTTACGTGAAGAACTATCAACCGGCAAAGCCAGCGTTAAGAAGTTCAAAAACGAATCTGATGGCATGCTGGGCAACTTGGAAAGCCTAAAAGCCCCATTATCTGCCGTTGCTACTGGCGTGGCCGCGGTAACAACAGCCGTTGTTGCTGGTACGTCTGCGTTAGTTTCCTATGCTGCAGCGCAAGGGCGAACTATTCAAGAAACTGAAACCATGGCAAACATTGCCGGGTTAACGGTTGAAGAATTTAAACGCCTTTCTTTTGTGTTCGGTACCGTTGGTATCGATGGCGAAAAGTTCGGCGATATTATGAAAGACACCCAAGAGAAAGTGGGTGATTTTCTCGCTACGGGCGGCGGCGCTTTTCAAGACTTTGCTGATGTAATGGGCTACACCTCGAAAGAGGCGCAAGAATTAGCCGGTGAATTCGAAACCATGAGCGGTCAAGATGTACTGCAAGAAATGGTTAACCGCATGGATGCTGCAGGCAAAAGCACTCAGCAAATGAGTTTCGCCCTCGAGGGAATGGCATCAGATACTACTGCGCTAATTCCGCTGTTGCGTGATGGCGGTGAAGCTGCACAAGATTTGGCAGATACGTTCGATTCAATCAATGTAGAGTTATCAGAAGAAGAACGCGCTCAGTTTGCCGCCCTGGCAAATAACGTAGATTTAGCCCAAGGCGCTTTCGTTAACTTCCTAAACAACGCAATCGCCCCCTTCCTACCCGCCATCAATGAAGCCACCAAAGCTCTCGCTGAATTCTTTGCCGCACGTCAAACGGGTATGGACTTAGACCGCATTGTTGATGAGCACTCATTAGCCGATCAGGTTACATCTTTAGAAGAACTCGAAAAGCTTCAAAAGTTGTTGAATGAGGAAGTTGAAACCTACGAGAACCTAACGCATCACGGTCGATCGGGCAAGGCCAACAAAGAACGGCTTAAAGAACTGAAAGATACGCTCCCTGTATTGGAAGCCAGAAAACAGGCAATAGAGGAAGAAAACGAAGCAACGCAGCGCGCACTAGATTTAGAGTCTAAAAAAGGTAATTTGAAATCTGAGCGCACATCTGGTGCCGACTCTATCAAGTTAGAGGAACAGCTTTTAAATGAACTAAAAGCGGTTGAAGATGCAAATAAAAGCGAACTTCAATTACTGCAAGATCAAAAAAACGCCCGTTTAGCCATTCTCGAAAGCATGTACGAGGATGAAAAGAACCTAACTAAAGAAAAGTTAGATGAAAAAAACGCCATGAAAATGGCGATAGAAGCCGACTATTTAGCGCAGTCGCGTGAATTAGCCCAAACGGAAGAGCAGGCGAAGATTGATGCGGCGGTAACCGAATCAGAAACGTTAAAAGAGCTACTCGATGAAAAGCTAATTTCTCAAGAAGAATATCAGGCTAAGTTAAAAGAAATTATTGCGGCTTATTCGCCTGAGTCAGTTGACCCAGAAGCGCTTGAAGAAAAAAACCAAGCTGAATTGGAATCATTAAACGAGAAGCTTGAAAACCAGCTTATCTCATATGAAGACTATTTCACTAAACTTGGTGCGCTCAGCAAAAAGGACTTAGACGATAAGAAGAAAAAAACAGATTTAGAAAATTTCTGGTCAGAATCTTCTGTTAAAAACCAAATGGATTTAGGTACTCAGCTTTTAACTAGCTTGGGTAATAACAGTAAAACAGCACATAAAATTCAACAGGGGTTGTCTGCCTCGAACGCAGGCATGAATACCGCTGAGGGTGTTACTAAAGCGCTCGCTAAGCAAGATTACTATGGGGCAACATTTACAGCGTTAACTGGCGCGGCACAAATAGCCGCAATTTGGGCATCAACACCCGATGGTAATACAACAGTAACCCCCGTTTCTGAACCCGCCGAGCAAGTTACAGAAAGCTATAACGAGCAGAGCGCTTCTGTTACTGATATTTCCGGTGATGACATTTCCACCCAGCGTATGATTATTGAATTCAGTGATGAAGCCGTTGAAGTGGTTGGCCGCCACATCAAGAAAGCGGAAAGTGAGAGGCGCATTTAATGATCTTAAGTAAAACAAACATCATTGGTGCGAACAGCATTTCTCTTGAATCTGGCTCATTGAATAGCGGCAATCTATCAAATTTACAAGATCCTGATTTTTCCCGCGTGGTGAGTAGTTCATCCAGTAATTTTTCATTTACGTTTGATACTGTGGGCGAGTGTGAATATGTCGCGCTGCATGGCATAAATGTGCAAATTGGCAATGTTGTTACGCTTACCGGAACCGGATTCACTCGCTCGTTTACTATCACTCGACCAATTAAAAACTTGGTTTTCTATATAGGTGTGGCCACAACGCTAAATGATTTAACTGTAGAGATTACGGGCACCGGCACTAAAACAATTAGCTATATGCAAGCGGGGTTAGTAAGCCACATTGCCTGGGGAACTAATGCCGGGCAAGGCCTTTTTTATTTGGGTAACAATGTCACTAATCGTGTTACGGCCAACGAAGCGGGTTTCCCTGTCAAAAGAGTGCAAGAAACCATTGCACCAAAACTAAGCCTTACATTTAGAAACATGTATAAGGACTGGGCCCGAACCGAACTACAAGAAATCTTTACCCTATACAATGAAACGGGCGTTCTTTCCCAGCTGGATTACGAAGAAGAAAACAAACCAGATGAATCATGTGCGCTATTTGAACTTTCGAGTTCAAAGGTGGCAACCCATTCGCAAACCACAACATTGGTTGATATTTCGCTCTCGTTCAGGGTTGTTGCATGAGCCTATTTCACTATTACGTTATCGAGCTTGATTTACCCGAAGTTACGAGCGCATGCACAAAGAATGGTAATGCTGGCTTTGGTACTCCGCTGACATGTACCGATCAAAGTAATCACACAATCATCACCAAAACCCACAAGTACACAGACACATCATTAATTTTGTCTGAATCCGATGTATATAAGTGCGTGAATAAGGTGAGCGAAACCACCCCTGCGCTTAAGTCGGGTAATGGTGTGGCTAGTACAGCAACGTGCACCATTAGTATGCGTGATTTTATAGGCGATCCGAACCTATCAAGCCCTGCTTTAATTTCAAACCCTAACATCAAAGAACAGGGTTCATACTTCGGTAAATTAAAAGCCCGAAATGTACTAACAAATAAACCTATCCGCGTGCTGTATTACGAAAGTGACGGGTACACATCCACACTTAAGCGAACCCATCACTATCTGCTTGTTGATGTAAAGCAAAGCAGCGCTGACATGTGGACATTCACATGCAAGGATGTGCTGTATAAGGCAGATGATGAAAACAGCGATTTTCCTAAAATAGTCACAGGCACGCTGCAAAGTGATATTACCGTTGGCGAAACCAGCATTTCAATGGATGCTGACATTGCAGACTGGACCCCATACTCAGATTTTACGGCCGTTGTAGGTGGCGATTTGATGATGATCACAAACGCCAGCGGAAACTCTTCATCAGTTACACTCACTGTGGTTCGAGCAAATACAATCACCCTTGGTTCGAGAACTATTCTAAACGAACCTACTGAACATTCAGCGGGTGACGAGGTATTCCGAGGAAGGAAGTTTGTCAACGCGGATCCGTATGATTTGTTGGTTAAAGTGTTTGAAGACGCAGACTTAACCAGCGATAACTACAACGCCACGGTTGTACAAGCTGAATTGGATGAATGGTTGCCCAATCTAAAAGGCTCGATTGATACCATTATTTACGAACACAATGACACAACCACGTTCCTAGATGACTTCTGCGCAACGTTAATGCTGGACATGTGGACAGATTTGACCACGGGTAAAATAGTAATAAAAGCAACCAGCCCATGGAATACAACGTCTGCCATTTTACGCGAAGGTATTGAAATTAATTACGGGTCCATCAGCATTGATGAAGACGCCGAACTCTATTACTCACGCGCATTTTTGCAATACGACAAAAGAAAAATCACTGAAAGTGACGATGATGCCAACTTCGCCCGCTCTAGTTTAGCGTATGACACAACCCTTGAGGGTGAGTTGTATTACAACGCAGAGAAAGTTAAAGATCTGGGTAAATCAATCATACTTTCCAACAAACTCAGCAATATTGAAACCGCTGATTTAACCACCGTTCGCTATGCCCAGCGTTTCAGTAATCGCCCACAAAAAATTATTGGCACTGTTGAAGAAGCAAACCTTAATTTTTCGCTGGGGGATGTTGTAGAAATTAATACAGCCTCGAATCAGGATTTTTACGGCAACCCAGTCACAGGATTGCGATCTCAAATCATAAAGATAGCGCCAACGTCTAGCACTGGCCGCAGCTATAAAATTACAGCCGTAACGTACAACCCTTACATCGGCGCGTTCGCTGGCTCAGATTTAATAGTAAACGCTGAATATGACAATAATTTATACACGATAGCCGGCGGCCCCGTTACTGCAGACACCTTCACATTTATTTTTTCAAAGCCAGTTTACGGCCAAAACACCTTCAATCAAGCCATTTCAGTGGGCTCATTCCCGTCTGGCTCAATTGTTAACCTGGTATTTATTGATGGCTCAATATCAATAGGGCGAGGCGGCAATGGTGGCTCTACAGGTGCAGGTGAAAACGGCGGCACAACACTATTGGGTACTAGCGGTGTAACTGTAAATATCTATCTGGGTGGCACTACTCCAGATTTTGGTAATGGCTCATACACCGCCGATGGCTATTTAAAAGCCCCAGGTGGCGGTGGTGGTGCAGCACCCGAAGAGTACGAGCCTAAATACAGTGTCATTCATCATGGTGGCGGTGGCGGCTCCGGTAGCAAGCCAGGCACAGGCGGGCAGGGATATGCTGGGGTCGAAGGGCAGGACGGTTCAGCAAGTTCAGGAGGCGAAGCTTTCGATTTAGCTGGCGCTGGCGGAGGCCCCGGCCAACCGGGAGAGGCGGGCGCTTATGCCGGTGGTTTAGCTGGCAAGGCGCTGGAGGCCAATGGCAGCACGATCAACGTTTATACCGATGGTGATTTATCGCGATACATCCAGGGTGAGGGTGATACCCCTAATTCTATATCATGATTGAAACGTTAATTGGTGAACTGTATTTCGATGTTGAGTTATATGACAGCATTGAGCTGGCAACCCGAATTCGTATTGGTGAGCATTACAACGGTTCAAAATGCATCATCTGGAAAGATGGCAATGTTCTGATTGGTCAGCTAGAAGCTTCGATAGCATTTCAGGGTTCTTTGGTACAACTCAATAACGCTTCAACCACGCCTTATATATCTTACTTAAATAACGAATTGGTAGGCAGGCAATTAGTTGTTTCTGGTTCAATTATTTACACCAACCAGGCCGCTTATCATGCAATGCGCGCTGATGCCATGAGCGGGCGTAAATCGAACTACAGAGTCGAGTACGCTGATGGAGAGGAATTCACCGCCTCATTTACACCGTCAAATTTATCCGATTCATTCCCTCGCGGCAATGCCGCCAAGAGTTCGTTTTCGCTGCGGTCCAGTGGCGCCGTAACCAGAATTACAGTTGAGTAGCTAAAACAATGGCCGAAATAGAAAAATTACAGGCGTTAGCAAAGGGCACTCCCGGCAATAGTACGGGCGAGGATGTGGCTAATGCGGTAAATGCGCTAATTGATAAAAGCGAAGATCAATTTAATACTTCATCATCAAAAGCTTTTATTGATTATCCTAATGCTACAGGTTTCACCGCAACTACATATATTGAAAGACAAATTGTAACCAGTGCTAACGGCAAACCCTATGTTTGCATCCTGAGCTATACAGCCACTGAAAACAGTCCTCAACCAGAAGACGACACGGTGCATTGGTTCACCTGGCAAGGGGTTACGTTTGACCGTTTAAACTACGTAGACTTTGGGTTGTTTGGACACAAGGATGTAGGGGGAAGAGTAAGTTATTTTTTTGGCACTCTACCATCGGAAAAAATCGACAACCAAGCGGCATTTGAACGGTGTCGAGATTTCGCAATTGCTATCGGTTGCAGGACTATCTACATTCCAGAAGGTTGCTGGTATTTCAATATTGATAATAATCCTATCGAGATATTTACCACACTCAACATTGTTGGAGCTGGGCGCGAGTTAACGCAGCTATTTGCTAATTTTTCTAATAACCCCATACCGTATGATCAAAAAACGGCGCTGTTTCATTTCTCAGGATGCAGGGGAAGTATTCGCGAGTTTCACATTCGTTCAAACTCATATCTTGGCGTGGGTCTTTTGTTCACGGGCGATGTTGGCGATAACCAAAAAATGTGGCTACATCGTGTCGCTGTGTATTCGTGTCGATGGGGGGTTAACGTGCCAGAGGGTGAGTGCATTAACCAGATGTCGATAGAGGAATGTCGATTCGATGGGAATTATTTTTCTGGATGGCGGTTGATTTCGTTTCAAGGTGAAGCATATGAACACCATGCGCCCATTCATTTCCGCAATGTTATTTTAAATGGTAATGGTCCCACAGCATTCGCACGATCTGCTATTTATACTAATGACGCAGGAGAACAAATACCCGTTGCCACCGCTGAAAACCAAACCGGTACGCAAATGGTATTCAAAGGTTTCGCTAATGTGCAGTTCATCGGTGGTCAGTTATCTGGTCATGGCAATCCTTATAACACGAGTCTATGTAATTTGGTGCAGGGGAGTACATTCGAGTTTATCGGTACAGACATTGAGGATATGGCCGAAGGTTATGCGTGTACCACCGATGGTACAGTAATAGACTCAACAAACTACGAAACAATAGAGAAAGACTACCGTGAGGAC